TTGTATCTAAAACATAATTGCATGTATCATTAATAATATCGCGACCACCAATAGTATATTTAAATTCTTCACCATCTATATCAACATTTCCCTTAATAGATAGCTTAAAATCTACTGGATTGGTTACGCCTATACCGACATTTCCATCTTTTGTTATAGTAAAAACTTGATTGTTAAAGTTAGATACATTAAAGATGCTATCAGTATTATTTTTTTGCGTTAAATCAAAAGCTACACCATTACCTTCATTATTAACTATTAATTGCTCTGTAGTATACACGTCTGTATAGAGATATGTCGTTTCTCCAAGAACAGTTAAATTACTATTTATAATAACGGAGCCATTAACGGTTAAATCATTATTATACAAATGGTTAACTATAAATTTATTACTAGATTCAAGTTCTTCTGTTATATTATCAGTAACAAGTTTAGTTATTCTTGTAGAAATAAAATTGCGTGTATCTTTAATATAATTGCATGTATCATTAATAATATCACGACCGCTGATAGTATATTTAAATTCATCACCATCTATATCAACATTTCCCTTAATCGATAGCTTAAAATCTACTGGATTGGTTACACCGATGCCAACATTTCCATCTTTTGTTATAGTAAAAACTTGATTGTTAAAGTTAGATATATTTAAGATACTGTCAGTATTATTTTTTTGTGTTAAATCAAAAGCTACACCTTGACTATCATTGATAATTGATATTTTATCCCTAATATTTACATCTGTATAGAGGTTTGTCGTTTCTCCAAGAACAGTTAAATTACTATTTATATTAAGGGAGCCATTCACGGTTAAATTATTATTATATAAATGGTTAACTATAAATTTATTACTTGATTCAAGTTCCTCTGTTATATTATCAGTAACAAGGTTAGTTATTCTTGTAGAAATAGCATTGCTAGCGTCTGTAACATAATAAGGTATGTTTAAATTTTGTACTAATTTGTCTATATATCTAAAAATAATAATACCGTCGCCACCAATTGCTCCATTATTCATATATCCCCCCCCACCTGAACCATGTTTCCCCTTATATATAATTGATTCATTATATTCAATACTACCATCCCCCCCCCCACCAATTCCACCTTTAGCATTTAAATAATAACTTGCTCCACCGCCAGCAAAATATATTCTATCATATATGGGATTATATTCGCCTATATTATCATTATTTGATAAATCAAAATATTCTTTAAAAATAATATTACCTTTATCTGTTAAAATTTTATAAATACCATCACCACCGTCTATATTTTTACCAATAGAACCACTACCCCCTCCTCCACCACCATTATAATTTTCATTGATGTCAAAATATCCATTATTTCCGTATAAATATATATTATCAGCATTTAAAAAAGAATAATTTGTTGATATAATATTTTCCGTATTTAAACCACCACCACCAGATCCTGAACCCCCAAGACCATTATTTATATTATACGAACCACCTCCTTTAGCTATTATTGTATTAAATACTGTATCATTACCACTTGAATTATTTTGTGTATTGTAATTACCAGAACCACCTCTTCCAACTTTAATAGTATAATTGTTAGCATATAATAAAGCATTATCAATATATATAACTTTTCCTGCACCTCCACCACCACCTACAGAACCTCCTCCTCCTCCACCAATCATTATTAAATCGCAATTTGTTCCATTATCATTATCATATAATGTAATAATATATTTTGTATAATTGTTAGTATTATATAATTCATCTACTTCCGAAGAAGATAAAACTTTATTATAAATTCTAAAATCTGCTATAGAAAACTTTAAAGTATTATCAGTTTCATATCTAGACCTCCCAATATATTTATCTGTATATATTGCCTTTTCACCTATTATCATTTTAGAGTTAATATCAGGCTCTTTTATACCATTTATGTATATATACCAATTGCCATTTCCATCTATAGACCAACAAAAATGTTTCCATTTATTATTAAATAAATCTGTATATTGTGTTATTTTATACTCGTTTGAACTAAAATTAAAAATATTTAATAATAGAGAATTACCAGATATACCAATATTAATATAATATGCCTTATCTTGAGTTCCAAAGTATAATAATGATTTATTGTTTATTGCTTCACTTATTTTAAACCAAAATGAAAATGTTATACCATCTGTGTCGCCTCCAATATTACTTTTAATAAATAATTCTCTAATATTACATATTTCAGGTAATTCAATATATGTATTTTCGGTACCATCTAAATAAGCATATTTATTATTTAAAGGTGTATATTCAAAGTCTAAACTATTATTTGTATATGGATATATTTTTGCGTTACCTTTCAAAATAAGATTTGGTGAATTATTTGATGTAATATTGAATAATGATAAATTTCCTTTATTTAATATATAAATTTCTTCATTTATAGAATTAAAATTATACCAAAATGGTAAAATTGTATCAATGTTTTTTGTTTGTGGATTATTATCAAATGTTGTTCCTAAATTTGGATTATATGTAAAGATGATTTTTTTATATATTGATTTTACTAATGTTTGGTTTAAATTATATATATTTATATTTGGTATGGTTGATGGTGTGGGAATATTTATATCTTCAGGATACATACTTAAAAATCCATCACTTGACATAAATAATCCTTCACCAACTTTTACAATACCTGCCTTATTTGTACTGGCTATAGGAATACCAAATGTATTATCAATACCTAATGTATTTTCAATATGATTAAAAATATCATTTATAATAATATTAGAAGTTATATTTATGTTATTCAATAATATATTAGATGTACTTTTAACGTAATTAGAATTATCGGCAACAATATCGCAACCATTTATATATAAAATATTTTCTTGATTATTCCATAATAATTTAGATGATGTTGTTAATTTATTTTCACTATCTAATAAAGAATTATTATTAAAAACAATACCTTGATTTATATATATATTATTATTAGTTCCTCCATATAATTTACTTAAAGCTTTACCTTTATTTATATTATCAAGATTTATATTAGTTAATTTTTCACCTGATCCTATAAATTTAGTTGCTATAACATCTCCATTAATTTCCAAATCATTAGTAGAAATATAAAAAGCACCCCTCGTTACACCCGATGCAATAATACTAGAAGACATTCTTACTATTAATAAAAATAAATTAAATATAAATAATAAAACAATTATAATAAATATAAAGATATAATTGATGTTATTATAAAACATTTAATTGTCAATGGAAATAAATGATATATGTTGCTAATATTATTTTCAGCATTTACAGTACAAATATTAACAATAAAATTATCATTTTCATCATTCTTATATTCGCAATTATTTATATCATTATCATTTATATTTACATCATCAAATATATATTCTATAATCATTATTTATTATATAAATCACTATTATATTTATATAGTTTAGATAAATATGAAAAAAAAAACAATAGGTGGGTGGTTTATTGATAATAATGTTAGTGATTTAAAAAAATCACGAGATGCACTCGATGAACAATTATTTACAAAAGAAAAAATATTGGTAAATAATTTAATACATCAATTATCAATTTGTGCTGGAACAAATAAACCAATAACTGATGGGTGCAATATTAATAATGACAATAATGATGCTATAAATTATTTATATCTTAATAAAAGTATAGGAGGTAGAAAAAAAAATATGAATGCTATAAATAATAATAAAATGTTAGGCGGATGTTTTACATGCTCTAAAAGTAAAAAAAAACTTAGTATGTTTTCAAAAACATTTATAATTATAATACCAAGTTTATATAAAAAGTATAAAAACAATGATAAAATGGGTTTTGATAAATATATTAAAACAATAAAAGAAGAAAATAAAATGAAAGATAAAAAGAACAAAATAAAAAATAAAAAGGGTGGTACAAATGTTGATTATTATGATTTAGATGAAGATAATAACCAAATGAAAGATGGTAGTCTTTTTATTTTAGGTGATTTATTAAGTAAAAATAATGATGAAAACCCTATATCCATTAACTTTGATGCACAACTCCAATCTTTAAGATCATCGATTTAATAGTAGTAAAAATATAATAAATTATGGTAAATAAGATTCCTTATTTTTTTCATAAGGTATATATTTATTATAATTTATAATAGGTAATTTTTTATCTATATTTCCATAATTAATTAATACTATTGTCATTTTATCACATTTAATTTTAAACATATTTATTGTTTTATTTATTTCGTCGTATGGATAAAAACCGTAAATATGTTTAAATTTATCAGGTATAACAAAAAATATGGAATATAATGATTCTAAAATATTATTTTTAGTATCTTCAAATACAGGAAAGTAAATATTTAAATCATATCTGTCACTAAGAATATAAATATATATTTTCATCAATTTATCCATATTCATGATTATATTGTTGTATTTTTCTTTATCAAATTTTTTAATAAATTTTATGTTTTGGAGTATATCTAAAAACTCTTTATTTTCTAACAAAAACTTTAAATTTTTATTTTTATTATATACAGCATAATAATTTTCAGTATTTATTTGTTCTAAATTACTAATTTCATTTTTAAGTTTATTAAAATTATCAATATTATTTTTATTATTTTCAATATTATATTTATTTATATTTTCATTTATATTATATGAAATATATAATAAAATAATTATACCTATTAAAATTTTAACATCTAATTTAGATAATATAAAAAATACAAATGCTAAGAAAACATAAATATAGTTAACATTATTATATATTAATTCCATTTTTTTACAACTAATGTCTATCTTAATAACTATTAATTTTATTTATTATTTATACTGAAGCCCCGTCTATAAAATATATTATAAATGAAAATAATATTAGAATAATACCTACATATAATTTTCTATCATTCTTCATAATAATATCAATAAATTTTTTAATATAATGTTCTCTATTATAATTTTTACTATAAAACTCATTGCTATATAATTCACTTACATCATTAATTATATCTATCGCTGTTTGTAAAGTATTTTTATAAATATCTTTAATTGACATATTATAAATGTTTTTTTGAATATTTTTATTATAATTATTATTAGGCAACACTTCTAACAATTTATTTATTTTTTTTTCTATTTGATTTTCAATATATTTATCAATATTTTCGGTATTCATATTATTATTTCTAATATCTACTTTATTCGTATAAAAGATATTTTAAATGATATCCATCATATCTATGTTTGCTATTAGATTTCTTCTACAACAATATCTTTTCAACCCTAATTTATTTAATATTTCAGATGTTTGGATTTTTTCAAAATTTTTATATAGAGGGTCTATATTTTTGTTTTCTTCTATATTTGCTTTTTCCTTTTCGTAATAATCTACAATATCTGCCATAACTCTCCCGCACGTAAAGCATCTAATTGGAATAATCATTTATATTATTATCTATCTATTATTAATAATATATAATCATTTTTTATATATAGATTTAAATATAAATAATTATTATATTATATTTATAATAGAAGATAAAATGTCTATTTCGGGATTAAATATACGACTTTCAAAATTAGAAAGTGCTTTATCGACATTAAATATTAATAATGAACAATCATCTGAACCTACATTAAATGTATCAAATGATTTATCAGCAATAAATAATAATATTAAACAATTAGAAGAAAAAATAGATGGGGTTATTAAAAAGGTGTCTGAAAATAATGAATCAATAATGGCTGATAAAAAATCTTATGATGAATTATTTCAAAAAATTCAAAAAATGGAAAAATATGTTGAAAAATTAGAGAAAAAAATAGAAAATAATTCCAAAAAAGGAACGCAAGAAGCTCAATAATATATTAATTATATTTTGGTTTTATTTTTAAACATTCTTTTAACATTTCTTGGTCATACTTCCAAACATTAATAGAATTATTTAATATTTCACTATTTTTTTGAAGATATCCTTTATTTTTAATAGATGATTTAATAGCAAGTACGGAATATTTTTTGGCATTATCATAATCTTTGTATTTTAAAAATATAGAGCACATAATATTTAAAATATCAGGGGAATCAAAATTATTTTTTTGAAAAATTTCTAAAGCATTTTTAACATCATCATTTGATATTTCATCCTTTATATATATTTTAATTAAATCAATATATATATTATTAAAATATAGATAATTTGTTGGATTTATAGTGGAAGGGTAAATTCCAATTTTAGAACCTTCAATAAATGTATATCTATTATATATTTTTATTTTGCAATTTTTATTATTATCTGTAATAAACTTACATAAAAAACTTCTATATTTTAATTTAAATTTATTCATATTATCATAAAGGTTTTTACATATCTCTGGTTTTATAAAATAGCAAGCTTTAGATAATAGTTTTTTATAAATTTCACCATAATCAACAAATAATCTTTTGTCATTTATGGTATTCATAGATGTAAATAATATGTCCCATTCGCAATTGTTGATATTTATTAACATATTTTCAATATTATCTAAGTAATTTTTTCCAATAATAATATCATCTTCCATTATCATATATATATTATTATTTTCATTATTATTTTCATTATCAATAATATTTTTTAATGCCATTCTGTGTTTTTCAAAATTAGAAATTTGATTAATATTAAGTTGGATTATTAAATCATTATAATCGTTATTATCAGGGTATTTAGTATAATCAACTCTTTTATTATATTCATTAATATTATTTTCAATATGTTTATTATCTGGTTTATCAATAATTTTTACTATAATTTTAATATTTTGCTTCATACAAATTGTTTTTATAGTTTCGATTGTTAAATTGACATTATTTATTCTTTCATTTAAATTTTCAGTAATTAATAAATAAATATGTAAAATCATGATATATATTATATGCTTCGTGATAATTTTATATATTAATTATCTCTTTAAACCCTTCTTCTTTTGTAGGTTCTTGATATTTTTTCTTTATCTTTACAAATTTCATTTTTCTCTTTAGAATATTTGTTCATTTTATATAATAACAATAATTCTATTATTATAGAATCAAATTTTATATAAGTTATATAATAGTTTAATATTTATTAATATGATTGGAGACGATATTATATACGAATATCCAAAATGTGATAGACTTATAATAATTGGAGATATTCATGGTGATATTAAAAGGTTGAAAAATATTTTAATTCATGCAAAAATAATAAATAACAATATTGAATGGATAGCTGAACCTAAAAATACAGTTATAGTTCAAATGGGAGACCAAGTTGATAGTTTAAATAGAGACGGAGGAGAAGCAGAAAATATTATAAATAATTGGGAAATTTTAGAAGACATTGAAGTAATATATTTTACAAATTTAATAGATAAAATAGCACAAGCTAAAGGTGGGCGGTTCATATCTATGATTGGTAATCATGAATTTATGAATGTAATTGGTAATTATAGCTACGTATCGTATAAAAGTATGAATAATGATGAAAATAGACGAAGTGATTTATTTAAACCTCGAGGTACATTATCACCTATATTATCAAAAAGACCTATTATATTAAAAATAGATGATTTATTGTTTTGTCACGCAGGTTTGACATTGAGACACCTTAATATTCTTAAAAAATATAATAAAGATGTTTCGTATATTAATAAAATTTGGAAAAATTTCGTATTATATGGTAAGGTTTTATTAGAAGATAAGGAAATATTTGATAGTATATTGCTTGACAACGAGGGAATACTGTGGACGCGCAATCTAGACGATTCAGAAGAATCTAGAAAAATGTTATCAGATATTAATTGTGCTTTTATGTTTGTAGGACATACAGTAATGGAAAGAATTAAATTACATGATAAAACTATATGGTATACTGATACAGGTATTTCAAGAGCATTTGGAAGAAAAGAATATCAATATATGGAAATTATTAATCATAATATATATGTAAAGGATATAAAAGAATAAAAATTGATTATATTATTTTATTGATGACTTTAATAAAAATATGAACATTTTCGATAATTTACCTAAAGATATTCAAGATCATATTACAAATAAATATTTATTATATCCTCAAAGTGCTGAATTGAGAAATGATATTGAAAATTTTAAAATTATAAAAGATAAAATACTAAAAAAATATGAAGATAAGGGGTATGAATATACTGATGATATTACAGATGATTTTAATATATACGCTTGGATTGAAAATGATTTATTGAGCTATTGGAATGATAATATCCCTTTAGATATTAAATTATCTAATAACAACATAAAAAGGATGGAAAGATTTACGGCATATAAAATTAAGAAAGAAAAAAAATGTTTAGATATAGCTGCTAATAATTTTCATAATAATAATACTAATATTAAAATTATTAAATATATAGCAGGTTTAAATATAAAAGAAAGGGAGGATTTTGTTAATATTAAATAACATCATATAATTAGATTATGGTAGATAATATATTATTAAAAAAATATTTTAATGAATATTTAAAATTGGACCCATTTTTTTCTATTATAGTTAATAATAAAGGAAATAAAAATATATATACTGATTATTATTCAAATGAATATATAACTAAATATACAGCTATTTTAAAAAAATATAAAAAGTTGTCATACAAAAGTGAAGCTTTATATGATAAATATTTATATATAATTTGTAAAAACAATCTTAATCTTATTAAGTGTAAAAATTATTTAATTCCTTTAAATTCATATGATAATATATTAATTAATTTTAAATATGATAATGAAATATATTATGATATTGATAATAATAATGACTTTTTATGTTTAATAAATAGAATAAAATCATTTGATAAAATTACTTTTTCTATAATTGAAAGATTAAAAGAAGGGGTACGTGAAAAAATAACAATTTCTAAATTTGCTTGCTCATTAATAATTGATAAATTAAAAAAATATATTAAAAATCAAGATATATATATAATTAAGGTTCCTCATAAATATAACAATAAATTTTATCACGAATTAATAAATAAACATTATAGAGATAATATTAAATATGTTATTAATTTTTTAGAAACTAAATATATCAATCATTGTTATAATGGAATAGGAATATGTAATATGAAAAATAATAAAGGTAAGGAATTATACAAAAAAATATTAATATCTGAAATATCATTAAATAAATCTCCTGAAAATATATTTAATATAGGGCTTGAAGAAGTGAATAGAATAAAAAATTTATTAAAAAAAATAATGATTAATAATACAAAATATAAAAAATTGAAAGATTTTTTTAAATATATGAATAATAAAAAATTTACATATAAAAATGATAAGGAAATATACAAAGATTTCAAAGATAAACGAAAGTTTATTAAAAATGTCATTATGAAGGAAAATTTTTATAAAAATGTTGATAATTATAATATTAAATTTGTTGATAAAAAATTGGAAAATATGACACCTGCTGCTTATTATTATTCTATACCAAATAAAAAAAATGCGTATATTTATATAAATCGTAAATTGACAAAGTATAAATATGAAACATTTGCGTTAAGTATTCACGAGGGTATTCCCGGGCATCATTACCAATATCGATATTTTTCTAAATACAAATTTCCGGCTTATAAAATATATTCAAATGATGATTCCGGATTTAGCGAAGGATGGGCATTGTATGCTGAAAATATTGGAAATAAATATTATAATTGTAATGAATATTATGGTAAATTGTCATATGAATTATTGAGGTCTATTAGACTTGTTGTAGATGTAGGTATCAATTATTATGATTGGAATTATAAAAAAGCTTTTAACTACATGAAGAAAAATTCAACATTAAATAATGATAATATTAAGAATGAGTTGGAAAGATATATAAACTTACCTTGTCAAGCCTTGACATATAAAATAGGGGAACAAGAAATATTAAGATTACGTGATAAATATATTAATAAAGAGGGTGGTGATATTAAAGAATTTCATAAGAAGTTATTTAGCAAAGGTATATTAACTTTAAACTTATTGGAAAAAGCATTATATTCATAAGTAAAGTGAAAAGAGTACATAATTTTATTTTTTATAGATTTTTATAAATTTTATATTTTTAAAAGATTTTTAAAGATTATGTACTCTTTTTTTAGAACATATAAAATGAAAGTATTCCACGACCACCCCGAATTTAAACCTAATATTAGTCCTAAAGAAATGTTTGAAATAGGTATTATGGGTGGTTCATATTTCAGAAAAATAAAGTCTCCTAAAACAGGTAAAATATATACAAACCATTATAAAAAATTTAAGTTTTTGAAAGATATTCCAATCAATAAAATAGCGAATAAAGAGTATGATAAAACCATAAATAGATATAATGTTGTTGTTGGAACAAGCTATGAATATTGGATGAATAAAAATTGGATAAAAGAGGATGTTGATCCTTATGGTTGGATAGAATGGTATTGTAATTTTTATAATGGGAGAAGAAGTGATGATGATAAAAGACAAATAAATAGATGGAAAAAATCAGCTGGTCCTAAAGGAAGATTTAGAAATCAATTGCAACGTAAAATAAATGAATTAGGAAGTAATAGAGAAACAATTTATCCAAGATTAAGACAGACATTATTACATTGGGGGTGGGACTCGCGTAAAATGTCTGTAAAATGATAATTACTAAATATGAAATCCTAAATTCTTTATTTGCTTTTTTTAAATTTCATTTGTGTATATAAAAAATTGACTAATTATATATCTTAATAAGGAATTAATGGATACCGAAAATTTTGACAATCTGTTAGAATTGAAAAATAATGAATTAATGAAAATTTATGAAAATAAAATTAACAAAAATAAAAAAATGATTAATAATCAATGTGATATTGATTATAATAGCAAACAGTTATATAATAAAATAAATGCTGGGTTTGAACAAAAATTTAAATCATCTAAAGCTTATCAAAGAATGCTTGAGATTGAATATAATAAAACATCTATATAAATATATATCAATATATAATATTAATAAAATGTCGTTTCATTGCGAAAGCGACGATAATGTTGTTTGTGATATTGAACAATTAAAAAAATTTAATAATATTATAGATAAGGAAATTTATAAATTTATTAAAAATAATAATAAAATAAACCTATTAAATAAATGCGATGATATATATAATAATAATGGAATAGATAAAAAAATTATTTTAAAAAGGGTAAAAACCATTAAAAATAATAGAAAAATTTTAAAAAAACTATTGAAAATACCAATGATTGAACAAAGAACTAAAGAATGGTATGAAGCAAGAGATACGCGGTTAACGGCAAGTGATTTATATGATGCTATAAAGAATAATAATAATAGTGAAAAAATTGCTAAAAAAAAAGCAAAAATATTAGTAGATAATGTTAATTATAATATAGTTCCTGCTTTAAAATGGGGTACAATGTTTGAATCTATGGCAATTCGTTGTTATTCACAAATCAATAATAATATTAAAGTTCATGATTTTGGTTTAATTCTTGATAGTAATAATAATCATTTTGGAGCATCGCCGGATGGAATAAATGAACTAGGTATTATGATTGAAATAAAATGCCCTTATTCGAGAAAAATTGTTGATGGATTTATTCCGGAGAAATATAAAATGCAAATACAAGGTCAATTGGCTGTTTGTAATTTAACAGAATGTGATTATATAGAGTGTGAATTTGCTTGTATAGAAAATGAAGAATATATGATAAAATATAAAGATATTATCACAAACCACGGAGTTATTGCTGAATATCAATCCAATGGTACCTATAAATATTTATATAGTGATGAATATTTAAATGCTAAAGATGCTTATGATAATATTTATAAAAAAATTATTGATTACGATACTGATAATAGTTGTAAATTTAATAAATTAATATTCTGGGAACTAAAAAATATTAATGTACAAAGAGAATTTTTTAATAAAGAAGAATGGTTAAAGATTGTTCCAAAAATAAATGATTTTTGGAAAAGTGTAGAAAATTTTAAATTAATGCCTATTGAAAATAATATAAAAAAATTTTCATTTATAGACGATAGTGATTAAAAATTATCACCATTCCCACTTGTTTATAATTATATTATTATTATTATGGGGATTAACAAAATATACAATTGAAAAATCACGCTGTATAGCTTTTCCATCTTCAATAACTAAACATTTCGAGTCTCTTTTCATATTATTAAATTCATAAGAATGTTTTAAATTTAAACAACCACACACCGAATCTTCATTTGAATCATTGTGACATACAATATTACATAAAGTATTGTCTTTTGATTTATTAGAATTTATGTAATTTATTAAAGCTACTATTTTTTCTTTATTACCATCGGTAAATATTATTAACATTTCACATTTTACGTCATTGCTACATATATCATTATTATACGTACATGATTGATAATTATTTATATATGAGCCTTTTGTCATATATTCTTTTTGCGCATCAATGCTTTTTATTTTATTGGCTTGGGAGATTATTATATATACAGGTCCTTTATACTGTCTATTATTCATTAAATTAATTACTTTTTCTTCTAATCTATTATTTTTTCCAATCATACAATTTTTAGGACTTGAAAATATAAAATTTGATTCATCATATCCCAATTTTAATAATTCACTCTTAACATCATATGGTGACTTGTTAATACATTTATAATGTAATAGTAAATTTTTAAGTATAATTTCTTGTCGATTATTATATGTATTATCTGTTTCATTACCGATTATATTTTGACATGTATAATCGCTATGATATTTATAATCTTTATCAGCATGATTATAGTCTGAACTTATTTTATTATCAGTAATGATATCTGGAATTGGAGGAAAAGATTTATCAAATTCAAATAAACAGTTATTGCTCCCGACTTCAACACTAAATGGTTCTTTTATTGATAAATCACAAATATTTATAAAAAAATGAAATATTAATAATATAAATGTAATTATTAACAATAATATTAATAACAATTCATTAAAATTCATTTTTAACTCTATATAATTTAATTATTTTTATTTTATAATTATAAAAAAAAGACAATTTTTTATTATAAGAATCTTGTGTTATATTATAAATAATCTTATTTAGTTATAAGTTATTGAACAGTGTTATTTGTATTACCTTAGGATGGTACTACAGGTGGTACTACAGGTGGTACTATAGGTGGTACTACAGGTGGTACTACAGGTGGTACTACAGGTGGTACTACAGGTGGTACTACAGGTGGTACTACAGGTGGTACTACAGGTGGTACTACAGGTGGTGTGCTTGTGTTATTACCTTCAGTGCCAACACTTGGTATTATTGATTGATTGTTAAAAAATAATTTATCATTATCTATTATCAACCCTTTTGATAAGTTTCCTATTATAATTTTTCCTTTATTATTGCTATTATTAATAATTAAATCGGTTCCATCATTATATATATTAAAACAATTTTTTCTTTCATTATCACATATTTTCATATTTTTACTTGAATCAGTTTTCATATATAAATTATTATTCATTGTTAATTCCGAATCTAATAATATTTTATAATCATCTTCTTTGCTTTCTGCGTTCCATGTATAATAATCGTATATTTTATTTTGATTTATACCCTTTCCATCTGTACCAAACTTAAAATATTTATTTAAATTATTATGAAAATTTAATAAATTATTAGAATTGTTTGATTCATATGAAATAATTAAATTAGAATTTTCTAAGTAATTAGACGAAAAAATGCTTGAAGATTCTAAAATTTTATTTTTTAATTCATTATTTGAATTAATTATTTTATCAAATAAAATATTTGAAGTATCATTCATATTTGAAAGAATTGTATTATCTTTTGTTTTATGACTTGCTAAAGTCGTATCAATAGTATTTAAATTATCATTTATATCTTCTTTTAATTTATTATGATCATAATATAACCATCCTAAAACACCCATTAGTGACATTAATATTAATATTAATACTATATATATAAATATTTCCATAATAATTATAAAAATCTCCTCTTTATACTAATATATTATTTTATTTTAAAAATTATACAATCTTAATTATTTTTATAGCATCATTTTTTTTATCCTTATTAAACATACCGTCAACACCATAACTATTACCACCTTCACTAACATAATTGCCATTATCGTCGTCATCACTATCATATTCGCTATTATCATCGTCATCACTATCATATTCGCCATTATCATCTTCATCAATATCATATTCATCACTATCATTTTCATTAATATCATTATCATTAATATCATTATCATTAATATCATTATCATTAATATCATTCTCATTAATATCATTCTCAAAATAATCATAGTTATTACCACCACTATTTTTTTCCATACCTTGTTCTACTCCTTCACCATTATTTTCTTCCACTTTTTGGTCTACTTCTTCACCATTATTTTCTTCCACTTCTTGGTCTATTTTTTCACCATTATTTTCTTTCATACCTTGTTCTACTCCTTCATCACTATTCTCTTCCATACCTTGTTCTACATCATTTCCTATATTATCTTCGCTATAATATCCACCTTTCATAGTAATCTCATCATCTTTGAAATCATAAACTTCTGTCCATAACTTTTCATCTTTTATAAATTCATCATCGTTATCATCAAATAACATTATATTATCTAAACTACTGTCATTATATTCGTCACTATCTTCACTATCGTCATTATTATCAATGTACAATTGTTCAACAGGTAATTGAATATATTCTGTATTTATTCTCATCTGAATACCCATTGCTTCAAGTTCTTGAGTAAACAACTTAAAAGCATATGGTGTTTGAATAACACAAACATCATCATTATTACAATTTTTACAAGTATTTAGATTATGTGTAATATTGAATGCTATCATTGTACCACATCTTTTACACGCTGACCAAGTATATTTATCTGAACGTTCCATCATACTTTCTTTTAAAAATAGAGATAAACCATGACTTAAAACAGTATCACGTTCCATTTCACCTATACGAAGACCGCCTCCTTTTCGTCTTCCTTCTGTGGGTTGTCTTGTTAAACCAGCTAACTTACCTATACCTCTAGCATTTAATTTTTCGGCAACCATATGTTTTAAACGAAAATAATATGTAGGACCAATAAATATTTCCGTTTCTATTTGTTTACCAGAAAACCCATTGTATAATATTTCGTTTCCATATTTATTAAAACCATTATCTTCTAATCTTTTATAAATTTTTTCATTATCAATAGGAATAAACACAGTTGCGTCGCCTAATATACCATCTAAACAACACATTTTAGCAAATATACATTCGACTAAATGCCCTATAGTCATTCTGGAAGGTATTGCGTGTGGATTTATTATTATATCAGGTCTTACACCATCTTTCGTAAAGGGCATATTTTCTTCTGGAATTATCATACCCAATACACCTTTTTGCCCATGTCTTGACGCATGCTTATCGCCATATTCTGGTTTTTTTATTTTTAAAAATCTAACTTTGCAGATTATAGAATCTTCACCAGCAAGTTTATTTGATATGTATATTTTATCAACAGTTCCATATAATGAATTATCAGTACTTATAGAAACATCAGTATAAATAACTTCTTTTACTTGTTCTATAAATACCCCTTTTTTAACTTCTTTATATACTTCTTTAATATTTAACATACCAATTATAATAACCTCTTGACCCTGAGGTATATATGTTCCTTCTTTTATAAACCCATCACTATTTATATGCGAATAATCTCTCTTTTTTATTCCTTGAACATTTATTCCTTCTTCCATCATTTTAATAGGATTGCCAAAAATTGTTCTTTCATTTTGCGAAATAATTTTAGATGTTGCTGTAATAGATTTATAATAAGATAATGTATTTAGACCTCTATTTATAGTTGCTTTATTTATCATAATACTATCTTCTTGATTAAAACCTGAATATGTCATTATAGCTACAATTGTATTAAAACCATTTCCCATAATATCACTTGAAGTATATTGTGCGATTCTTGTATTTATAATTGCTCTTTGCGGATAATGTAAAACGTAACTCATTGTATCAAATCTATTATTAAAATTTGTTGCATATATACTAATTGCTTGTTTTGATTGTGCTGCGTGGAAAACATTTCTAACGGATTGGTTATGATTACACATTGGTATATTTCCTGTTACTACACTTAAAATAGTCGAAGGATGTATTTCTAAATGTGTATGATAAGGTGTTATTTCATCTTTATTCATAGCGATTAATGCTGTATCAGTCTCTTCATTATCGAGATATTCAACACATGCTGAGTTATTTTCTAATATAGATAATATTTTAGAATATTTATTTCTATAATAATTAATATTATCTATATTTTCATCTTCATCGCTATCATCATCGTCTATTTTTCCGCCATATAAATTGTTTTTTATTAAATTAAAAATTCCATTAAAATATTGTTTTTCTTTATTTTTATCAATGTTTCCACCATCATAAACAGCATCAAAGTATTTATTGTCATAATCTGTTCCACCTTCCATAAAAATCTCTTTTTTAGAATTATCTCCACCACCTTTACTTGAAGATTTTATATATTTATGTTTTTTTATATCTATACTCAAAGGGTCTATATATATATCTCTATAATAATAATCATCTGTTTTTTCTTCATCTTTTAATTTTATTGATAAACCATTTAACATGTCAAACCAATTTGTATAATTATTTTTATTAACTAATATTTCATTATTACCATTTTTATTATTAAATTTCAATATTAATAATGGGCGACATGGGCGACCAGCTTCTGTAAATATTCTTAATTCATTTGTTTTAATATTCCAAGATATTGATATTAAAATATTAATTAAACCATTTCTTCTATAAGCTTTCAATATTCTTGTTACAAATATAGGGTCTCCTGTTATACCAAATAAACTACCGTTTAAAAATACTGTAGTTATATTTTTATTAATACATAAATTATATTTTTCAAGTGGTATAATACCTATATCAATTAAACACCTTATAATATTCTCATTGTTTAATCCAGCTGTTATTTTTGCCAATAATGATAAATTTTTTAGATATCCTATTGACCCACCATCTGGACTTTCAAAAGGACACATCATTCCCCATTGTTGTGAATGTAATCTATGCGGTCCTGTAATTTTAATACTTCTATCTATTGGTATATTAACACGTCTCAAATGAGATAAATAACCAATATAACTAATACGAGATAAATCTTGAACCTTACCTAGTTCAGGGTCTTCTGAACTTGCTAAACCCCATCTTCCTTTAAGAGATTTTCCAAAAGTATCTGTAACTATCATTGGTGATACTAATTTATAAATGTTATTATCATTTATAAAATTATCATAATTATCTTGTTGTTTCCATGAACCATAGTAATACATACTATCCATAGTATTTCGAATACTATCTCTTAATTTTTCATATGCTTCTTGAAATAATTCGGAAAGCATAAAACCACTTATATCAACCCTTTTATATATATAGCTATCTCTATCACTTATAGGATTAACATTTATAACTGTTTTAATAAATTGTAATACTAAGTATCCTAAATATTTTCCTTTACTATAGAAATCATTAATATTTGGAAATACATCCATTGTTAAAGTTGATTTAACATGTTCAAATGTACCATATCTTACCTTGTTTTTTAAATATTTTAAAGCATCTTCTTGTGAATATATATTATATTCAACATTATCATTATCTACATAAGAATTGCTTAAAATAGATGGTCTTATAAAGTCTTCAAAAAAATGTAAATCGTTTTCATCTAATTTATTACCAAAAATTATATTAAATATATCTTTATCACTTTCAATACCAAATGCACGGAATAATATAAATAATGGTATTTTACCATTAAAAGATGGCAATGTAACATAAATTGAACCATATATATATTTTTTTGCTGTTAAGTATTTAATATCAATATCATCATTCCCAAAAGCATCTATTATAGGTCTATCTACATAATAAAATTCAACTGAACGCGGAGCTAATGCTCCTTTATCGGCAACACATCTTATAACACCTTTATAACTAAAACCATCGTCGTCGTCAGTAATTTTTGAAACAAATAATTTATTCGTTACTATTTTTTCCTGTGCTATAATTACCTTTTCTTTACCATCAATTATGAAATATCCACCTGTATCATATGGGCATTCTCCAAGTTGTCTTAATACATTAGAACCTTGATTTTTAAGTACACATATATCACTATGTAACATAATAGGAATACTTCCTATAGCAACATTGTTAAAAGTTTTATTATATATTTTTCCATTTTCATTAGTTGTTATTTTAATAAAAACTTTTGCGAATAAATGTGTTTCATAAGTTAAATTTCTCATTCTTGCGTCATTTGGAGTTATTAATTTAGGGGTACCATTTTCATAAGTTATAGGTCTATCTACAAATATTTCATCACCGTTTTCACCACCAATATATACATCGACTTTCATAATAATATTTTCATTATCATCGTATTTAATCATAGTAATTGGATTATACGACTTTATTATATAAGGTATCTGTGTTTTTACGAAATATCTATAACTATCTAAATGATGCCCTGTAAAAGGATATTTATGGTCTTTAAAATATAAATCTAATATATCCCATTCGCTATTAATCATACTTTTCCTATTATATTGTATTATTATCTATAAATAAATTATTTCTATAATTATTAATTTACTAGATTATATCCTAAATCATAAACTAAAATATTACCAGTTATTGGGTCTATTATTAAACTGCTAGGTAATTTAGCTTTATTATCTAATATTTTAATAGGTATAGTATTGCGTAAATCATTATTTTCTTGTTCAGAAGCATATATATTAATATTATTTAATTCACATTTAATGTACCTATTTTTGTACCCCTTCATACTTTTATTTTCTGCTCCATCTACAATTTTAATAAAATTATCATTTTTATATAATGATAAAAATCCCTCATCGCTAAATTTTATGTTATATGTTTCATTAAATGATTTGAATGGTACATAATTAACACCAAATTGTGATACATCATCACTTCTTATAATATCCCCTTCGTTCAAAACATATTCACCTGTTAATAAAATATCCCCCCATGGCATATAATGAAAAATATCTTTATTTGCCTGAAATAAGTCGTCTTTTAAATTTAACTTATACATAACAAACGAATATTCCGGAATCCCTGGGATATTTCCATTTCTTTTTGCTAAATCTTTTAAAATATTATTGTTAAAAACTTTAGAATATTCGTGAGCCGCCTTTCCAGGTTCATTATATATTTTTGAACGTGCTTCTGAAACAGATGTTTTTATTAATGATTCAATAGAACCATTAAAAGCATCTTCGTCGGCTTCTTTGCCACTATCTATTTTTTTACGATTTTTAATTTCTGATTTATATTTTTTTTCCATTAATTCTATTGCTTTTTTTTCATATTCATTCTTTTTCTTTTTAGCTTTTTCTCCATTATCACCTTCCCCAGAGCCACTATCATCAAACATATATTTACTGTAATTTTTTGTTTGTAAACATTTTGATGGATAATAAGGTGATTTATTTTCAGCATTTTTATCCATTTCAGCTGGGTCACTAGAATATTTTGGTACTAATTCATCAAAATCTTCTCTACCTTCTGATACACACCCCATATTAGCACAACTTTTTTCTAATTCTAAAAATAAAAAATCGTCTACCATATTCATTTCATTTTTAATTTTTGCTTGTACCTCTTTTTTTCTTCTTTGTTTCTCACTTTTATTATAATAAACTTTAGCACCTACTTTATTAATATAATCAGATATATAGTCTTTATTATTTTGAATTATTCTAAAATATTTTGATTTATCACTAACTAAATAATTCATCCATCTATTATGTCTTGAACAAGAATCTAATGATGGAAAATATGAATACATGTCTTGAAAATTACCACGTTTAATCTTCATTAAATTAGGTATATATATAACAACCTTATAATTTCCTTGAAATGTATATTTTATCATAGATGTATTTTTAAAATTGCTTTGTGTTGCTTTTAATTCATTTGCAAGCTCTTTATTTTTAATAATTTTTAAGAATTTTTTAATTCCATTAGCATTTTCATCATTTAAATCTTCTTGAATTATTTTTGCTATCATAACATATATTGGTAATGGTATTTTGTCTCCATAAGTAAATTTTATTTTTTTTTGTAAATTTCTTAAATTATTTAAAATACCACTTTTTATACCTTCTATATTAGAAATAAATTCATCACAATATATATTATCATTAATATAATCTTGATTATTATATTCATCATATGTCATATGAATACATCTTTGAAATAATAAAAATTTTTTACCATTTTTATTATCATATTCATTTGGGTCCAATGCTTTATTACATTCGGCATATGTATTATCTCCGCTACATTTATTTCCCTTTACATTTTTATAAATAAGCATTATATATACTATTTATTTTATATATATATATTATATTTGATGGATAAACTTATAGACTCTTCAGCATTTAATAATAGTGATTATGAAATAGCATCAATATTATATGAATTATTTAAAAATGATTTTAGATATTCAAATAATAATTGGGAATATTATAAACAGAATTGTTGGAATATTGATAACAAAAATAATATACTTAGAGATACATTAAAAAACAAAGCTTGCACATATTTTATAAATCGTTCAATATTTTGGGCAGAAAAAACAAAGCAAATAAATAGCAAAGAAGATATATTATCTACAAAGTTATTGTTTATAGGCACAAATTTTAAAAATGATAAATATATATCTAATATTATTAAAGAGTGCAAACAATTCTTCAATAATGATTAATTTATTGGATAATATTGATATATTATATAAAACTATTTCAAAAGAATATAAAAAAGAAGATATTTGCAATAATATAAAAGAATTAGATATAACTATTCTAAAAAGTAAAATATATAATACTTTAAATGTATCAAATTCTTCTTTTGATTGGATTTTTTGCTTAAATTACTTAAATTCTTGCGATAATTTATATAAAATTGTTTATAAAAATATTACTTTTTATATATTACATTGTGGTATTTTAAGCAATATTAAAAAAAAAAACTTCTTTAAAAATATTTATCGTATTCATTTAACATCAAAGGTATTAAATATGAATGAATTGTATGTTTATTATATTATTACATATTCGGGAAAAAGAAAATTACCGAAAAAAAATAATATAATAAATGCTAATAATATAAATGGTGGTTTCACATATAAGAATATCAATGAAATATATATTGTTAGATACGAAGATTATGAAAAGGTAATAATACATGAATTATTACATCATAATAAATATATTGATAATCATATGTGGAATGCTCGTGATATTGATAAACTCAAAGAATATTTTAATATTAGTGAATCTACAAGATTATTACCTAATGAAGCAGTTGTAGAAGTATTCGCATGTTTATTAAATGTTATATTTAAATCCTTAGAAAATAAAAGAAACTTCAAAGAATTGTTAAAGATAGACCAGCAACATAGTTTAGTATTGACAAGAAAACTTTTAAAATTTCAAGGAGAGAAAAAATGGCAAGAAAATAGTAATAGTTTTTGTTATATAGTTTTAAAAACTATTTTTTATGTATATATAAATGAATTCTTAAAAGATTTTTCTCGCGACAATAGTTTTAATGTTATTATTAATTTTTTATTTAATTTTTATCCTAAAATAAAAAGAAAAATAATTAAATACGATTATTTAATTAAAAACAATTCACTAAAACTTACAGCATTTTAAGAAACTGATTTTTTAAGATTATTTATCATATGTTTTTTAATATTGTGCTTTTTAAATATAAGTTTATCTGTTTCATTAAAATGAATATGTCTTATTTTCTTATTATATATATCACCATTATCAAGATTAAATTTAGATTTATTTAAATTAAAGAAGTTTTCATACAAAGCAAGATATATTAATACTAAATCATAAGGATTTGATATTTTATTTATAGTTTTTAGGAATTCATATGTATAATTATTGTGTATATTATTTTCATCTACAAAATATTCTATAAATATTTTATATGAACTATCAATATAATCGTCATCATTTGTATTATTATTAATTATGTTATTAATATTTTTGTTTATATTAAGTAATTCTTTATTTAAATATTCAAATTTTGCGACATTGTTTTGATTTAATATGATTCTTTTATTTAATTTTTGAATATGAATATTTATTTTTGATTTTTTATCATTTATAAAATTTAATATATGATTATTGTACTTTTTAACTAAAAGTTTTTTTCTTGAAGTTATTATATTATTTTTAAAAACAATATTAAATACATTAGGAAGATTTTTAGCAAATAATATTGTTTTTTTTATTGCTAATTTACCAAGTTTTGTATTTATTTTATTTACAAGATCATTATAATTGAATTCAATTAAGTATGCTGCTTTTTTTCCTAAAAAATAGAGTTTTTTATCTTTATATTTATTTAATAAATCTATAACAAATTGTGTTTCTTCTTGAATAATATTGCCATCTGGAAAACCATTGCCAAAATTATAAGCTCCTAATCCATTTGGTCTAATATCTGCTATAACTTTATCATTATGTATATAAGCATTCCCTTGAAAATATATATTCGAAATGTGTTTTATAAGTTTGGGATTTTTTCTAAGACATCTTTCAAGTGGTCTTATAGGTGCTATACATAATATATCGATATTATATATACTGCTATTATTTTTAAAAAACTCTTCTAAATTATTATATATAATAATATCTTTTTCCATATTTTTATTTTTTTCAATTTTTTCATAAGGTAATATACATATATTACTATCATTTTCTTTAATAATTTTATTAGTTTTTTCATCAACATCAAGAGGCTGAATTATTAATTCTTCACCTTTTCCAATAACTACACAAATATCTTTAATATTATAATAATTTAGCCAATAATAAATACTCTTAGCACGTTCATCGAGTTTAGCACCTGATAAACATATAGCCAATAATTTTATTATATTTTTTTTATGGTTATTTAATAATATTAAAAGAGCAAATGTGTCGTCTGTATCTCTTCCTATATCAGTTATCAATATATATTTTTTCATTTAATATCTAATCTATTATTTAAAACATAGAATATTATTAAATAATAGAATATTAATTAATGTCAATTGAAGATATTAGTTATCTAAAAAATAACAGTATAAAGCAAACTTATACATTTTTGATAGATAGTAAAGAAAGAGATAGAAATATATATCCAAATCCCAATAATTATACAATTCAATTTAGTTCACCTTTTAAAAATATAATTGGTATGGAGGTTGTAGATGCAAGTATTCCTCGTACTATGTATAATATAGATTATGAAAACAACACTATTTATTATTATATAGGAACTGATGATAATGACACTTTTATTAAAAATGGAGTTACAGATACTATTAATTGTGACTTAGTAATATTAAATTCTAATTATGATTATAATCAGGATGAATTAAATGACATAGTTTTTGTTAATAATTCATTGGAATTAATTGATAAAAGTTATGCTTATATAAAAAATTATGTAAATATATATAATATTTATAATATCGGTGGAATAGGTGGTAATAATATCGGTATAACATTTTGCTTTACAATTAAAGCAAATGCAAGTTATAAATCAGGGAATGGTGAAGATAATACATATACAATAATAGATTTTAGATATAATCATTTGATTAATCCAAGTGTAGAAAAATTTTCGCCTATAGTTGTTAAAATAATAAGACAACAATTTGGAACAAACAGTTTCAATATAGTTTTTATGATAGGTAATGAAACAAATATAAAAATTATAAACAATATAAATCTGAACGATTATGTTCATATCGCATGGACTATATCAGAAAATAATTTATGGAATATATATTTAAATTCTATAACAGATAATTCATATATATACAATTCTTTATTTTCTATTAAGAATGTGTTTTATACTGATAAATATATTGGGAAAAGGTATGAATTTAATTATGGAGATTGGGACACAGCAAGACTAAATATTAAGGATTTTAAAATATATAATTATACTTTAAATGAACAAGATGTTATTAATTGTATGAATAACACTAATACTTCACAACAACCTGTTATTTGGTATAAAATGAATGAAAAAAATAATTATAGTGTTAATAATGATATTGATTATAAAGATGTTTTTAATAAAATTGAAATAGAACCAGGTGATTACACTTTAAAATCATTTTTTAATAATTATGAAAATTTAAATGATTTAGAAATAAGTTTTAAAAAACATTCAGACCCCGCGGAACTAACTAATTTATTAGATGTATATTCAAAGAAACCTTTTATTTTAGATATGAACCGCTCAACATTATCAGAAAATTTAGGATTTGATTTATATAATACAGACATTAAGAATGAAAGATATATATACATAGATAGTTATGTTAACAATAATATAATGAGTAAAATGTTTCATAGCATATTAAATGATGATAAAGTAGTTCAAAATAATAATGATAGTTTTGATGATATATATAAAGTAACTTCTCCTGGAATAGTATATTTTATAGGGAATAAATATATTATAATGAGATGTCCTGAAATAGAAGAACATTTATATAGGTCTCTTTCTTATTCTAAGAATACATTGGGATTAGCAAAATTTCGCGTCGATAATGTTGGTCTTAATAATGAAAGACTAACAATAACAAAATTGCCTGTAAGAGAATTTCATCCTATAGGTAAATTATCAAAAATTACATTGAAATTTGAAACTAATTCAGGGAGTCTATATGACTTTAAAGGTGTAAATCATAATATTGTATTTGCTATATATTATTATGAACCTACGCAAATGAAAACAGTAGAAAAATCTATATTAAATCCTCAATATAAAATGAATTATATAGAATATAAATATATGATAGAAAATGTTGAAGGTGATAGTGATGATGAAGAAGAAGACTATTCTAGAGACGACATAAATGAATATAAAAAGAAGGAAGCAATGTATAGTACAGAAGGTGTAAAATTACAACAATATAATAAATATTTTGTAAATAATAATACAGATAATAATGAAAAATATGAATTAAATAATAGTAGCAGTGATAGTGAATAATTTATTTTACTAATATTGGATTTTGTTCCAATATTGGCATAATTTCTTCAACATCTTTTTTTCTTAATTTATCATCTTTGACAGCATTAATAAATCTTTGCTTTAATTCATCTTTGAGAGCATTACATTCGTCTAACAATTCCAATAATTCTGTTTTTTTTTCTGCTTCTATTTTAATATATGGATTTGATGCTTCCTCAGCTTCTTGGGGTGTTTGAAATGTTATATCAAAATCTTGATTATAACCTATTCCGGCTGTTTGAATTACAGCTTTTTTAACTTCTCCACTAACAGTATCTATTTCTGTAGTAGCTGATGCTATAATTGCATTTTCTCCCGAAGGTTTTGTACCAAAATTAATAGTTGGTGCATATGTATATCCTTTGCCAGGATTAGTAATTGTTATTTCTGAAACAGCACCAACAATAGCTATAACTTTAGAATCATTTCCAGCACCAATTATTTCAATTACAGGAGGATTTTTTGGGTCATATCCTTTTCCATTTTTAGTAACTAATATTTTTTCAATTTCTCCATTATCATTAATAGTAACTTCTGCCTCAGCTTTTATACCATCTGTTGAAGGTTCGGCAATTTTTACAGTAGTTTTACCTTTTATATATCCTGTACCCTTTTTTTCTATTTTAATTTCTGATATTCCACTTACTATAGCTTTACCTTCTGCTTTAATTTTTTCAACTTCAAAGTTTTCTATATGTGAATTGAAAAAATATCTATATAATATAATAATTAATATTATTAATGCCAATATTAAAGAAATATAATTTAATATTTCTTCATAATCTATATCTTTCATTATTTTAATCTGTTATACAGAAAGATTATTTATTTATAAAAAATAATAAATTTATTTTCATTTAAATAGATATATTATGACAGATTTAAGTTTACTTTACGGAACAGAAGATAATATGGGTTCTAATCAAAATGATAATTCTGATAATATGTATTCTTCACAAATATCAGGACAACAATTGCATAAATTAGCTTTAAATGATATGAGTAATGATAATTATTCACAAAATCAACAACACCAGGTATCTCATAATTCACAACAACATCAGCAACATAATTCACAACAAATTCAATCACCACCTCAAAATATAATGAGGCAACAAATTAATGAAGAACAAAAAAATAATTTAATTGAACACCAGCGACAACAAATGATGGAACAACAACATATTATTAAACAACAAAATAACGCAAATTATCAACCTCAACAAAACATACAATATCAAAATAATAAAAATTATAGAACAAATGGAGATTATAATTTTATAGATAGGATGAATCTTAAAAAAGCGGAGGTAGCTAAATTAGCATTGTTTTCATTTGTAATAGTATTAGGTATATCAATAGATAGAATAATAACACATTATATATCAAAATACGTTGGCGATAATGTATTAACAGATATCCAAGAGTTTTTATTAAGATTAAGTTATCCTATCGCAATATTTTTACTTTTATGGATTTTTAAAGCTATCTAAAATTAATATAGCAATATATTAAAGATATAATATGAGTAATGTATTTACTACTATTAAAAATTTTATTAATGATAAAATGGATATAATATTCTTAGTTTTTATGTCTATATTAACATTAATCATATTTTTAATTAATTATTTCAAGGTTTACAATTTCGTGCAAAGTAGATATAACAAGGTAATGGAGCCTGTTTCGACAAAAATGAATATTAATGAAAGTTTAAATAAAGAATATTGTAATATAAATTTGGATAATAATCTTGCTATTAATAATTCAAATAAAATATTATTGTTAATATATTTTATAATTATAATATTATTTTGGTATAATTATATAATTGAATTGTTTTCTAATATTAAAATAAATAATGAAGTAAAGATTATTGGTTTTAGCAAATATTTCAATAAGGATTTAACAAATGAAATAGAGTATAATTATTTAATACTTTTCTCATATATAATATTATTTATATTTTCAGTTTATTTAATTATTTATTTAATATCTATAAATGGATATAATGAAACGGAAATATATACTTTAAATAATTTAAAATTATACAATGATACTCTAATAAATTATATTGATTACAATCTATATAACAGAATTATTAAAAATTATGAATATAATAGTAGTGTTCCTATTTTAAACAAAGCTAGTGAATCAATTTACACTGAATTAAATATAGATGATAATATTAATTCTAATTTAACAGACGAAGATATTCATTATAGAGTTAAAATATTAATTACATATTTATTGCTTAAGGATGAAGATTTTTATTATATTTATAATTATTGTAAAAACGAATTAAAAGGAGAACTTGATAATAGTAAAAAATGTTCTCGACTACCGCCAAATTGCATGTATCCGTATATAGCAAATGTAAATAAAGAACCTTCAATAAGAAGTTATGATGAAATATCCAATGATACAATAACATATATAACAAATGATATGACGCAAATAAAAAAAGAGTTATTTAAAAAAATATATGACGGTATAAGAAATAATCTTATAAAATATTCTGAAAATATTAATTCTAAATATAGTGATAATATATTTAATTATAAATTAAGTATTATATTTTTAAATATACCCGCTATCGTTATTAGCATATTACTATTTATTGTGATATCTTATTATTTATGGCATTATAGTTTAATTATGGCAAATAATTATAGTATTATCGAAGAATTGTTTGATAAGGTTGAATATGTAAAGAATTTTGTATTGGCAGGATATATAATTGTATGTGTTTTTATTATTAATTTGTAAATATTTATTAAGTAGAGATTAAAATATTAATGGATAATAAAAATGTAATTAATTTAATAAACGGATTATTATTCTTTAGCACTTTCATAGTAGCATTAATTATATTTATTTCAATTATAAATTATGTTTTGTATACAATTTATACTATTAATGCAAATATTAAAGAATATACATACAATAGCTATCCATTTTTTAAATTAAATCAAATATATAATTATATGCTTATAAATTATGTTTATTTATTTAATAATAATAAAAATATTAAATATAAAAAAAATAATGAAAGATATCATTATGTTAGTAAAGAAACTGTGAAATGTAAAAGTGATATAGACGCAATTAATTGTTTTAATAAATATATTCCAAATCTTGAAAATGAGAATATGTTTATAAAAGATTATGAGATTGAAATAGAAAAAGATGAAGACAAAAAGAAAATATTTGATAATATAAAAATAGAATTGAAAATAGAATTAGATAATTATTTTACAAAATATATATATTTTAATGATTATTCGTATATTAAAAAACAAATAAATAAAAATAAAACTGATAAATATGTGTATATACTATATGATTATCATGAAGATTATTATATTTATTGTAAATATGATAAAATAGATGATGATATATCATTAATTGATAGCATTTTTAAAATACCATATGAATTGTTAAATTTTACTAATTCGCATGATCATAAAACAACAGATATATATATATTATTTAATAATAAATTATATGAACTATTATTTTTAATAATATTTATAATATTTTTTGCGATTATTTTAATTATATTTATAAATATATCAAATGATATTTTAAATATAACATCAGTAGGTTATAAATCTAATAAAAATATTATTAAAGAATTATTTGAAAATAACAAATATATAATTATTGCAATCATTGTAATAATTATATATTGTATTTTGCATAGTATTCAGTATTATTACATATTTATTAATAATGTTTATAATAATGTTTATAATAAATATTTGGAATTAATTAAAATTGATGAATATATCAAATCAATTATTGGTGAAAATATAATTAAATATAATAATAATAATTATTCAAAAATTTTAGATAATTTTAAAAAGTTATCAATTGGAGGTGATAATGTAATGAAACGAACTACAATAATTGATTTTAATTCTAATATTTCTACAAATGAACAGTTAGAAAAATATAGTAGAAAAATTATGAAAATTTTAAATTATTTCAATTTAGATGGCACAAGTAATATTTATTATATTCAAAATATAATAGAAATTGTAAATAAATTACTAACAAATGTTAAAGATGTATCAGTAGATAATAAAAATATTGACGAAGCAGCAGCAATATCTTTTTTACTAATTATATATATTTATTTTATTAAAAACAATAAAGATGACCCATATATAATAATAAAATTAAATAAATTATTATTTGGTGAAAATATAAGAGTTGGTGTTGATTATATAGACAAGGATATAGAATATACATTAACATTGAGGTCATTATTATATAATAAAATTAATATTGAATCAATAAAACAAGATTTAAATAACTTGCGTATAAATTTAATAAATAAAATATTTCCATCAGCAAAGGATTCGCCAGATGATAATAATAAAGATAATTTTAATGACAAAATTGAAAATTACATTAATGAATTTGTTAATAAAATAAATGAAGGTGAAAAATCATTAGATTTTTTTCTACCTGTTTATTTTATAAATTTATATATGGCACTAGAAATTTTAATAGGTTGTATTGCTTTAATGATATTAATTTCATATTTTGTTTTACCACAATATGATAGCGACGAAATCAAAAAATTTATAGAAAATAATATATATTCTCTTTTAATCTAATGTTTATTTATTATGATGTTATTAAAGATATAATTTAATTTTTAATATAATAATAGATAAGATATAATATTATTAAATGGATGAAGATAATATTATTCAAAAAATATATAATAAGCTTCAATTAACACATATCGTGTTATGTTGTATTATATTAATATTAATATTTATTAATAGTATTTACATTCTTTCAGCAGCTACATCAAAATCTTATGATAATTTGAAAAATGATATAAAAAAAAATATAAGCGTTAGTTTATTAAATGATTATAAAATATTATGCAATTATTATATTGATAATAATTTTAAATATAATGATATTATATTGTCGATAAATGTTTATAATGATATTTTTATGTCATATTTTTATTTTAACTTACTTTATATTCCAATAGTATTATTGTTATATAAACTTGGAGAAAAAAATATAAAACTTTTTGATAATGATTATTATGATTCTATTGATATAGATAAAAATTTTTATTATATTATATTAATAGTTCCAATTATATGTTTTATTTTATATTATAGTTTTTATGGAGTAATTATTAATAAAAAGAAAAATTATGATTATAGAATAGATGAAACGAATGAAACTATAGAACAATTTATATATAATCGTTATGAAAAAATTTTATCAAAAACAGATATAACAAATAATAAAGAATGTATTCTTTTGTTAAATGATATATTAAATAACAACAACAAATATAATTTTATTAAATTATTAAATAAATCTTCTGTTGAAACATTTGAAAATATTCAGAAATTTCTTTATAAAATATATGATGCTAAAAAAATTAATAGAGAATATGCGAATATAAATAATGATAATTATATTTTCTTATTTAATGTTGTTCATATGTGTGCTATTTTATGTAAAATTAATGAAAATACAACTATTGATGTCGTAAAAACGATTAGAGATTTTTTTAAAAAATGCGAATATAATTATGATACAAAGGAAAAATATAATAATAATAAAGAAAATACTTCATCATATGGAAAAAAAATATATTCTGATTTAAATTTAACATTCAATGAATTAATATTTAAAAATATTAAATCATTTGTTAAAATATTTTTAAATATAGCAAAAGATGAGAATGATGATGATGTTATAAAATTTGATAATAGACAAGTAATATTTTTACATTCATTATTAACAGAATATTATTTAAATATAAAAAATACAACTATAGATGGTGTAGATATTCCAAATAATGATGTGCGTTGTGAATTTTCAAATAGAATTTTAGGTATGGATAATTATCCTGAAAAAAAAAATTTTAATAAAAATATTAAATTTTTTAAAGATTTAACATTATCTTTTACATCAGTATTTTTAGTTTTAACATCTATTACACTTATTATTTTTTGCGTCATATATAAAGATGCTATAAAAAATATATTAATCGATAAAACAAACTATATTTATTTATTTAATAATTATTTTATATATTTAATTAAAAATTCACATAAAAACCCATCATTTTATAACAATATGATAATAATTTTAGATTTTATTAATAAATATATTAATATAATGATACCTTTATTTTCAATTATAATAATAATATTATTTATCGTATTTATTAAAAATTTGTAATATTTTTATATTTAAATAATACATATTATATATTATATATAATGGAAAATTATAATATATATATAAGTTCTAATTATGCTTATCAATTTAAAAAAATCGTAAAACCTTTTAATGCGTTCATTAATAATTTAAAATTATCTTTTAATTATTCTGGTGTAATAATTAATATAGATGGTGTAATAAATGATGTAGAATTATATTCTAATTATTTTGATGAATATTATTGTAATAAACCATTTAATATAGAAATTGATAATATTACACTTAAACAGTTATTTAAAAATGTTAAAGATGGTGATATTATTTATATTGAAGTTAAAAACGATGAACCGGATAACCCGTATTTAATTATTAAAAATAATAATAAAAAAAAAGAGGTTGTTATAAAATTATTAATAAATGGAGATAATAGTTCTAAAATTATCTAAATAACATTTAAGGAATTGATATTATAGATTAATTATTAATATGGATAGTAATAGCGAATATATATTAAATATTAAAACTATTCAGGCTTCAACATTTAAACAAGTAATAGATGCTTTAAAAGAGATTTTGATGGATGTAAATTTGGAAATTGATGAGACAGGTATTAAAATTGTAGCAATGGATAATACTCATATTGTCCTAATACATTTAAAATTAGAAGCAGATAAGTTTGAAATTTATGAGTGTAAAAAAAAAACATATGTCGGTATTAATATGTTAAGATTACATGCTTTGATTAAAACAATAACAAATAACGACATATTATCTCTATATATATTAAAAGACGACCCTAATCATTTAGGAATAACAATAGATAATAATGACAAAAATTATAAGACAAATTATAAACTTTCCGTATTAGATATAGATGTATTAAATATCCAAATACCACCTGTAGATTTTCATACTATCATAAATATGCCATCAAATTATTTACAAAAAATTATAAGAGATATGCATAATTTAGCTGAATTTATAGAGTTTAGAAATATTGGGGACAAATTAATATTAAGTTGCAAAGGTGATTTTTGCTATCAAGAAACAATATTAGGTTCTGAAAAATCACAAGCAATAACCATTAAAAAGAATTGTGAAAATGATGAGCAAGAAATAATACAAGGTATATTTAGTCTCAAATATTTATCTATTTTTACTAAATGCACAAATTTATCAAATAATGTAGAAATATATCTTAAAAATAATTATCCAATTATTTTGAGATATACAATAGCGTCTCTAGGAGAGATTAAATTATGTTTATCACAACAAGACGTAAATTAAAATTATAGTTTACATATATAATATAAAAAAAAGCTAAAATTTTGTTATTTTTGTTAATTTTGGATATAATATATATTTATAGTATATATCTTGTATTTTACATAATGTTTTTTTTAAAACATATAATATTTCATTTAAACATAGGAAGTAATTATTTGAAAAAATTATTTCATTATCATTTAAAATATATATAATATGTTTTTTTATTTCATTAAAAATATTAAAAAATTTATTCATTTTTTTATATATTAAATAATATTTGATTGTCTTTAAGTATATCATATTAAAATTCAGCTTCTAAGTCAAATTTGCGTATTTGCGAATGTTCTTGTTTCCCTCCAACATTTGCTTTGCTATATTGTGAAACACGGCTCTCAAAGAAATTAGTTTTACTTTCAATAGAAATTCTTTCCATAAAAGGAAACGGGTTTCCAGAATTCCATATTTTTTCATAATTGAGTTGAGTTAATAATCTATCGGCAACAAATTCAATATATGAACACATCAAATCTGCGTTCATACCAAGCATAGAGCATGGGATGCTATCATTAATAAAAACTTTTTCAACTTCTACAGCTTCCTTAAATATTTTATGAACTGTTTCTTGTGATAATTTATTTTCTAATTTTGAATACAACAATACCGCAAATTCAACATGCATTCCTTCGTCGCGACTAATTAATTCATTTGAAAAAGATAAACCTTGCATTAATCCTCTTTCTTTGAGCCAAAAAATACTGCAAAAAGCACCACTGAAAAACACACCTTCTACAAGAGCAAATGCCAATAATCTTTGAGAAAATGGAGAATTTTCATCTTCAATCCATTTAAAACACCAATCTGCTTTTTTCTTGATACATGGCATGTGATTTACAGCATTAAATGCTTGTAATTTTTCATCAGGATCTTTAAAATATGTATCTATTAAAAGTGAGTATGTTTCAGAATGAATATTTTCTATAGCCATTTGAAAAGCGTAAAAAAATTTAGCCTCAAGAACTTGAACATCGTTTAGAAATCTTTCTCCCAAATTTATATTTACAATAGTATCACTTGAACTAAAAAAAGCAAGAATATGCTTAATAAAAGTTCTTTCATTATCCGTAAGTTTATTGAAATCATCAAGATCTTTACTCAAATCTAATTCTTCAGGTGTCCAAAAAGCACTGACTGATTTCTTATACATATCCCACATATCATGATGTTGTATGGGAAAAATTGCCAATCTTTCACTTGGTTTCAATAAAAATTCATCATTGTTTTCTTTAGCCATTTATATATATAAATATATTTATTTTTTATATATAAAAAATTACATAACAATATCGGAAATTACATTGACACCAGACGCTGCGGCGAGTGGTTTAAAATATATAGTAAATATAAGCCATGCTATAGATAATAATATAATTAATACACCAAATATAATCATTATTAATCCTATAATATAATTATCATTACCTATTACAAAATTATCAGGATTTTTTGGATCATAATAAACTACAACTTTATCATTTTCATTAATATTTTTTGTTCCTGATTGTTTTTTAACATATTCAATTCCTTTAACATTATATATAACATTATAATTACAATTATTAATATTTTTATCTTTTTCTTCACCTTTAGAATTTATATCTTTAATTGTTTCTTGAGTACATTTTACGTCTTTTAATAATCCAGAAACATTTTTAGTTTTATCACTATCTATATTTATTATATAGACCCCAGCAGCTATAATAATACCAAATATTATACATATTATTATTGTCGCACCAATATTATAGATATATCCTATTGTTGCTGTTGTATCATATATTGGGTTCAATATATCTTTGTTATTATTAATATCATTAATTGCTGTTCCTATAAATCCCTGCTGTTGTACGGGTTGCGTCTGTTGATTAATAAAATTATTTCCTCCTTTTCTCATTTGGTTTCTATTAAAAGACATATATATTTATTAAGAAGAACACAATACACACGTATCCCCATTATCTTCAATGCATTTTAATTTTTTTTTGGCAAAATTAGGATCGATTGTAAATTGTTGTGTTTTAGCTCTTGGTTTTGTTCTTAAATAATAAGACCCTGTTTTAAGCCCTTTAGAATGACCATAAAAATGCATTGAAGATAATTTTTGGAAATCTGGGTCTTCCATAAAAATATTTAAACTTTGCGTTTGACAAATATATTTTCCTCTGTCTGCTGACATATCAATTATAACCCTCTGCTTAATTTCCCATGATGTTTTATATAATTCTTTCAAATCTTTGCTAATTTCTGGAATATTTTGAATACTACCTTCATTTAAAATTATCATATCTTTCATGTTTTTATTCCATAATCCTTTACTAATTAAATCCCTAATTAAATATTTATTAATTATAATAAATTCACCACTTAAAGTTTTTCTTTGAAAAATATTATTTGTTATTGGTTCAAAACTTTCATTAAAACCCATTATTTGAGATGTTGATGCTGTTGGCATAGGTGATATAAGCAAACTATTACGTACTCCATATTCTTTAATATCTTCTCTTAATTTATCCCAGTTATATCTTGTTGATGGCTTCTCATTCCATAAATCAAATTGAAATTTACCTTGTGATATAGGACTTCCTTCATATGAACTATAAGCACCTTTATAGTTTTTATCAATTATATCTCTTTCATATTCATTAATATATTTATTAATATCTTCATTATTATCATTTAATGGATTATTAATAATATTATCTATTATACCTCTTCTCTTTTTAGATAATTCCATAGAAGCTTCCACTGCGGCATGATATATTGTTTCAAATATTTCACTATTTAATTTTGATGCTTCTTTACTTTCAAATGGATATTTCATAATCATAAATACATCAGCTAGACCCTGAACACCTATTCCAATTGGGCGATGTTTTAAATTGGAAACTCTTGCTTTTTCTACAGGATAAAAATTAATGTCTATTACCTTATTTAAATTTTTAGTAACAGTTTTAACAATATCATGTAATTTTTCAAAATTAAATACATTATTCTCAATATATGATGGTAAACAAATTGACGCTAAATTACAAACACCTGTTTCTTCAGGTGAAGAATATATTAAAACCTCGGCACATAAATTACTTGATTTAATAGTTCCTAAATTCTGTTGATTGCTTTTTTTATTTGCTGCATCTTTATATAATATATAAGGCACACCTTGTTCTATTTGTGCTTCTAAAATTTTAAACCATAAATCCTGAGCATTTATTTGCTTAATATATTTACCTTCTTTTTCATATTTTTCATATAAATTATTAAAATCGTTTCCATATACTTCACTCAAACCTCTACATTGATCAGGACACATTAAAGACCATTTTTTATTATTTTTAACTCTTTCCATAAACAGATCTGAAACCCATAATGCCAAAAATAAATCTCTACATCTTTCTTCTTCACTTCCATGATTTTTCTTTAATTCTAAGAATGACTCAATATCACTATGCCAAGTTTCAAGATACACAGCTATACTACCTAATCTTTTCCCCGCTTGATCAATATATCTTGCCGTATTATTAAAAACTCTTAACATGGGTATGATACCGTTAGAAGTCCCATTTGTTCCTCTTATATGCGACCCTTTTGATCTAATTTGATGAATATGAATGCCGATACCTCCAGCATATTTTGAAATCAACGCCATCTCTTTTAATGATTCGTAAATACCTGTAACACTATCATCATTTATACTACATAAAAAACAACTACTTAATTGAGGACGCTTTGTTCCAGCATTAAATAATGTAGGTGTCGCGTGTGTAAAATATTTTTTACTCATTAAATCGTATGTTTCTAGAACATCTTTAATATCATTACCGTGAATACCAATTGAAACTCTCATCCATAAATGTTGAGGTCGTTCGATTACCTTTTTATCTATTTTAATTAAATAAGCTCTTTCCAATGTTTTAAAACCAAAGTAGTCAAATAAATAATCTCGTTGATAGTCAATATAATTATTAAGTTTTTCTTTATTTTTATTTACAATTTCGTATAATTCCTCTGAAATTAATGGAGAATGACACCCGTGTATATCTTTATTATCATACAAAATCTTAACAGTTTCACTAAATGACGGTGATGTATTTTTATGATGGTTTGAAACTATAATTCTTGAAGCTAAAATACTATAATCAGGATTATCAATAGACATACTACTACACAAATAAGCAGCCAATTCATCTAATTCACATGTTTTTACACCATCATAAATACGCGAGCAAACTTTTTGTGCCAATTCTGAAACATTAATATTTAAATCATTTGATAATTTTTTTAATCTTCTCAATACCTTATCAAAGCTTACATCCTCATATTCTTCGTTTCTTTTTAAAACACGCATTTATTGTTCCGTTATACTTATATATATATTTTTTGTTTATATGAAAATTTAAAAATTAATTGATAATTTAGGAACATAATATGAATTTATTACAAGTTCAAGAAAATAATGTAATAAGTCTAAAAAAAATATACCCTAAAATTAAATTAGAAGATGCTATACAGAGAACAACACATCTTACAAAACATTATTACAATAATGATGTAATAAAATGTTTATTTAAATTACCGAATTATTCATTATTGGAATCATCTAAATCATCAAAATCATCTAAATTATCGCGATTCTCACCTATATCAGAAGATATAACATCTATGTCATTTAATTATTCATCTTCAACTGATAAAAATAAAAAGAAGCCAAAAAAAATATTCACTATAACAGATGTTAAACACCTAAAAAGAATTTTATTATTACTGATGTAGAAAATCCTAAAAATACAGGATATATTACGAAAGTTGAAGGTATCCCAAGACCTAAAACAAGAAGGGTAAGAAATTTTTTTTAACAGACCTTTAATTAATAATATAGTCTAAAACAATACCTTCACTTGTATTTATATATCCTTTTATTTTAATTTTACCACTATGTTATTTTTTATGGCAATCTTTGCATTTTATTTTTATTATTTTATTATTAATATATATTAGAAATATATATATTAATGGCATCGTCATCTAATCCTCATCCTCAAGAACATATAAGGGGTAATATTACTTTTGAAGATTATGCGATAGGTGGGGGGGGTTATTCTTATTTGACCGATCCAGAAGATACAAAAAATAAATATATATTTAATAAATATTATTTCTATTTAGCTATCAGACATTACATTTATATAACAGAAAAGCTACCAACACCACCACCACCACCACCACCAACAAATAAATTATATAGGGAACAATTAGAATTAATAATTAATTCTTTTAATAATGAGCCCGAAGGAAGTTTTTTAAGAGAGTTACATAATATTTATTTTGATACCGCCCTACAAAGCCAGCCAGATAAAATAAATACTGATACCGATATGGTATTATCAAAATTATCTAGACTCACACAACAAGATAGTATACACGATTTATATGATACAGGACGCAGTTTAGTTAATAATTTTAAACCATTCATAAAAAGATATATAAATCATGGCACACCTGTAACATTTGTACATTTAAGTGACAAAGATTTTAAAGTTTTAGATAATTTATTTGAATTGAATGTATTTACAGATCAACATCATTTGAATGGTATGTATGCGATAGATACAATGTCGGATAGTCTTAGAGATTTTTTTAAAAAAGTTTATGGAGATAATAATATAAAACCACCTTTTCTTTATAGTGATAATCCTTCTTTAAATAAAGTGACTGTAACTATTGCTGCTGCTGTAGATGGAACAGGTTCAGTATCTAAAACAAAACGCGATATTGAATTTGATTGTCGCGACGATAACCCAAATCAAAGTGTTACTAGGTGTGGCGAGATTGAATTAGCTATTTACTCTATTTGCGCAATCGCATATGCAAGTATGTTTGATTTAGTTTGTTATGAAGAAGATGAAAGCATTAAACATAAGTTTATATTTTATCCATATTTTCAGTTTTATGATGATTTTAGTGATAAACGTGAAGTTTTTGAAACAAAAACTATTAAGATGGTATTAGTTAAATACAATATTACAACTCCAGATAATAGCAGATATAAAGATATATTAGTTAATAATAGAACTTTCACTGTTGGTAATATTACTAAACATATATTTAAAGTAAAAAAAGCATTAGAGAAGTATATTACTGACGGTACTACTGTTCAGAATAATTTGGTTACATTTTTAAACACTCTAAAAACTGATGACTTATTTATGGGAATATTAATATTGTGTTTACCAAATAATATAGGAGTAGCATTAGAAAATTTTCTTCAGTCGGGTAGTCTGTTTACTATCAACATAGAATTAAAATATATTATAAATGCTGTCCATTTATATATTAAAATTAAAATATTTGGGAAAGCGTTAGGTGATTTTAATCAAGCAGGTGAAGTATTAGTATTAAATAATTTAGGAACCACGAGCTTTGTTATTGACTCCTTAAATAATCGTTCTCCTCCTAAAACAATTACAACTCCATTGGCATTATTGACTAATGATAGAAATTTAGCAATGATATCTCAAGCTATTGGTGCTAGTTTTTTCTTAAGTTCACCAGAGTTTTTTTCTACAAAAATTGATAAGATATATGAAATTAATCAATTATTGAGAGAAACACATGATGCTTTAAACATTGTAAAAATGGTAGATAATACAAGTGGAACATATAATGGAACAAATATCGATAATAAATTAGATTTTAGTGATATTGAAAACGATGAGATATATAAGGTGGTTGAGGATGATGCTGATGCTGATGCTGATGCTGATGCTGATGCTGATGCTGATGCTGATGCTGATGCTGATGCTGATGCTGATGCCTATGC